ATTGGGGCGGAACAAAAACCAAAGTCTGGGGTGCGTACTAATATGCATATCAGCGCAGAGGGTTTATCACTCATAAAAAAGTTTGAGGGTTGCGAACTCAAAGCCTATAGATGCGCCGCCAATGTTTTAACAATCGGGTATGGAACAATAAAGAATGTAACTGAGGGCATGGAAATCACTCAAGAAGAAGCAGAAACGCTTTTACAGGAAGAAATGCACGAATATGAGGGTTACATTAACGATATGGTCAAAGTGCCTTTAGAACAGCATCAATTTGATGCAATGGTTTCTTGGGTGTTTAATCTCGGTAGTGGGAACTTATCTTCATCAACTTTACTTAAGAAGTTAAACAACTCTGAGTATGATGAAGTACCCGCCCAAATTCGCAGATGGAACAAAGCGGGCGGAAAAGTGCTAGATGGATTAATTAGGCGCAGAGAAGCCGAAGCAAAGATGTTCTTGAATCAAGATTGGTATGAGGTCTAATGGCATTATCCAAAAAACAAGGTAGAAGATTAGGCGCTATTTTAAGCGTGATGTTTAGAGAAGATACCCCTAGAGAAGCTGTAAACGAAGTTATCAGTGAAGGATTCGTTGAAAAGAAAGATGATATCTTAGAAATAACAGATAAAGGTCTTGATGAAAAAAACAGATTATGCACTCTGGCGGGATTGAATATTAAATATCAAAAAGAGCGAAAATAAAAAAATAGTGCTTTTTCGCTACGCAACTGCACCAAAGTCGCTAATCAAGAGTTTAGGAGAAAACTCTTTGTAGCTATGCTTTCGTCACTAAACCGCATAAGGTTATGAAGGTCGGCTATGAATGTGCCGATGTGACTCGTGGATATAGTCTGCAAAATACTTCTTTCGCTTCTTTTCTTTTGTATATTTTATCTGAAAAATACTTTCTTTCAGTAGTATTTCTTATATACCATTCATGAAAATTGCACTCATAAGGTTTGCTAGGATCATAAATGAACTTAGCAAGTATATCCATTACTGAGAACTTCTCATTTGAAAAAAGCTATTGAGAAGCATTGATATGCGTGGGTTAATCTTAGCATGTCCTTTCTCAAAGCGAGATATCATACTTCTGTTCGGTTCACCGTTGACTGTGTAACCTAAAAATTGTGCGATTTCTGCCTGAGAAACATTGTGAACTTCTCTCAAAGCCTGTAATCTTTTTGGAGTCATTTGATTATTCATATAACTATAATACCTGTTTATTTATGCAACATCAATGATTCATCTTCCTGATTTTGATGCCATTGTTCTTGCTTTAGTTTTTCTTCTTGAAGCAAATCTTCATCTAAAAGATTACAACAACCCTTTTGATAATTAATATCACTGTCAATATGCTCATACCATGCCATAACTTTAATCCTAGTAAGTGTATAATTCTGTGCGGTGAGTGTCTTTGTCACAATTCTCGCAATAGTACCATGCGCCAGATTCGCTACTTTCCATGTCTTCACCGCAATCTTCACAGTCTGTGGAAAATTCTAATGACTCACTCATACGTTCACCCTGTATGACTCATGTAAGTCTTTGCTTATTTCGTCAACTGAGGCTGTAACCAAAATATCATTCTGGCTAATCGTAGTTACAACAGCAGTCTGACCCCAATCATTCTTATATATACAAGAGATTGAATCACTAGGTATTCTTACTCTACCACCGCCTATCCTTAAAGGATTTATATAATATTCTCTATTCATTACGCTACCTCTCTAGTTTCAATTAATTTAAAAAATACAAATTTCGTGAATGTCACTAAACAACCTCATGACAACTGGTTTGTGATTACTTGCTTCAAAACGAACTGTAGATACATAGCCACCATTAACCCATACTGGCTTCCTCTTCCACGAAACATTGAATGTGACGCTTGGATTCGTTCTTTTGAATAACCTTCTAGCAATCGCTAAAGTTGGTTTTTCTACCCCATTGGTTTGTGTAATTGTTGTATTTGCTTTCATTTTATTTCCTTATATTAATTTATCAATTATCAAAAGTGTGAACATTGCGAGTTGCGGAAGAACAACTAACTTGAAGAATCCGTAAAACGCTATTTGTATGTCTTTGTGTATCATTATCATGTGACCTCATATCAATTTATGAGTACATAATAGCTTAATTGTTTATTATTGCAAACATTATATTGGGTATTAATGATGATTTGTTAACTTAATTAATCATATCAAAGACTTAGATTTAGATAATTTATGTTTCTTTTATGGTGATTCCATGAAAAGCTAGCATGAGCCGCGCCTTTAAACGATACATTGAAGTTTTGTAACCCTTTACATCTTCAACAATGACCTCGCCGCCTTTATCCTTGTAGCGAAAATCAGCACGGTAGGTGCATATCTTTGTGTTGTTTAATTTGAATTCGTATTTGGGTTGCAATTCTAAGTTTGTTATCTCACCTAACTGCTCAAGCAATTTCAAAGTTAAATATCGTGATGCTTCTTTTTTAGAGTCAAACATTATGCCGTCAATCTCTGTTTTTTTATTACGATATTTTAAAACTGGTTTGTAATGCCTACCCATAATTCATGCCCATTAGTTTCTTGGTTTCTCTTAGCAAAGATTCCTCAGACCCATAAGCGCTGATAAATCTCTTTTTGAATGGATGTCGTGAAATGTATGGCGGTCTATCAAACCCGCCCCTGTGATGTTCCATGCACAATCCCAAAACCTGATAATGCGTATCAAGACGCGTTCTGGAATATACATGATGACATTCTGCTTCTTTGTAACCATAACCCATCATACGACATACAATGCACCCTAGAGCCACTACACGCTCTATATGAGCGCTTTCTGCTTTATTAGGTGCTCTAGGTCTATGCCCCATATCTACTTCTCTCAGAGCGAATGTTTGCGTTTTTAGTGCGCCATTCCTCAAAGCCAATCTCAAGACTTTTCAATTCAATTTTTAATCCTGACAGATTTCCCTTTGCCATACCATGCTTCAATCTTGCATCATAAAGTTTTGAATCATTCTCTGCTAGAGTTTTTTGTGCTGATATGGTCTTAGCCCCAGTAGCCATTGCTTGCAACTCTAGACTTGCCTGTAATTTCTTCATATCAGCTTCCGCCTTAAAAACAGCGAACTCTGCATTTTGTATATCAGATGCAATCCGCCTGATTTTGTCTTGCCAAGTTTCTATGGTTTGATCATCCATTAAAATAAAGGTTTATCGCTGACCTCGCTACCATTTGCATCGTAACCCACTTCATCTTCAAACTCTTGAAAACCAAGACTCGTAAATGGTACACCGCTTTCAGACTCTTTCGCCCAACAACCCAATTTATAAACTTTTCCGTTCAACGTTATTTTGCCACCCATGTCTGGTGAGTTATCTGACCTTTTGTCACTATTCAAGTGCAACAAGCCTGATGAAATCATAAACTCATACTTGGATTCACCGTCATTATTGTGGCTTTTTACAATAGCACCATAATATTTCTTTCCATCTATAGTGAAAGCGCCTTTGCGTTCAATAGTGCTATTTATCTCATGCCACAGATAACCTGTTTTTTCATTATCGTATTTCTTTTCCATAATAATCATCCTATTAATTTGAATTCGTAACCTTTGCCATTTTTGATTCTTCTTTTCTCAATGACTTCGCCATGTTTTTTTAAATTGTATTTCGCTCTTTGTTTATCTTTTCTTAGGTTTCTTATTGCGGCTGAGATTGAAGGCTCACCATAAAACTTTCCGCTTTTGTTTTTTATCACCCTTTGTAATGACCAATAAGTCCACCAAGTGACCCCATCACGAAAACAGAGGAATACCATATCTTCAAGCGTTAATTTCTTATTCATCATCAGATACCTCATATGTAGCAATTAATTTCTCAAAAGACTCTTTTGTTTTACCGCTAGAATCTTCTAGTGCTTGCTTAATTATTGCTACATTCTTTTTATAAGAGGTTTGACCGTAAGCATCATTTTTCCCCATGTACTTGCGGCAAAGAGCAATATAACCATTAGGAGTGTCTTCCGATGCTATCGGCTTTCCTATGCTGTTGAGTATCTTATACTTGCCATCAACCTTATCTCTTTGCATTGCACTCTCGCCGTCATCGTCTTTTGAACTGATACCACAGGCAAGACTCAAGGAATATCTGCGTGCGTATGTGAGCGCACCTCCGTAGGCTTGAGGATCAAACTTATCAACTGGAACTTGAACAGAACCTGTAGAAAGACTGCCACCATGACCATAAAAAATAGTTTCAACGGAAGCGCCACGATCATACTCTCTGCTTACCTGTTGAAAATATATCCCGTGCTTGTTCAGCGCTTCTTTAGCTGTCTCAATTACAGCTTCTAGTGTTGCGTACTGACTTTTAAAAAAAGGATTTTTTGCATTCTTAACTGCGTGATCAATATCAATCTGTGCATTTATCAAATTTTTAATTAACTCATTGTTATCTTTCATTTTATCTACCTCATTAATAGAATAGTTTTTTTGCACCAATAATTTCATTAGCGCCCCAATAGTCATACCAATTATCGTTACTCAAGTTTGGTTCAAGATTAGATAATTTGCAGACCTCTTTTATATCACTACTCAGACTTAGCATGTTCATCATCTTAGTCGCAATTCTTTCTAGCTGTAACTTATGAATATCAACATTTTCTACATCAAAGCTGATTAGCTCGCTGACCTTTGTTGTTGTATACACATAATCAATGACAGGCGTTTTATTTGTTGCTAAAGAATACATGGTTAATTGCCTGTCATAATCGCTGTTCTTTTTAGGTTTAAATCCTGTGGTTTTCAAATCTCTGACACAATCTTCATACTCAAGGTCAAGGATTCCAAAAAGCGGTATAGGTAATGAGTCAAACTGATAAGTGACTTTCTTTTGTGATGCGATAGGTGTCCCTAAATCTTTATAAACAGGGATAACCGATTCTAGTGTTCTTTTTACATTTTTTTGTTTTTTATCTGCACCATCAAAATCATAATCTGCGCCATCTTTTCTAGCTTTATCAGCAACCCTCGCAAACTCTTCATTTGCTAGATCAATTGATTCTTTGATTGCTACGCCGTCAATGATGGCTCGTGTTATTCCTGTCTCAATAGCATTACCGTAAGTGAAAGCGGGTTTTATGATGCGGTCATTGTACCCCGCAATATTCGTCAACCACTTAGCGGGATTTTTTATAAATTTATTTATTGACGAAGGTGATAAATACTTTACACCATGAACTTCAAAAGGATTTTCAATCATTTTATCTGCCTCAATATCAAATTATTAAGACATATTAATATAAAAAAGCCATGTTTGCAATTACACACAAAACAAAGTAGTCTAACTGACTATGTCTATTGAATGCTTAAATTGGTGTATTAAACAAAAGTGCGATACTCCCACCACAAAACTGGTCTTATTCATTCTCTCCAATTACTCAGATGAAAGAAACTCATGCTACCCCTCAGAGAAAAAACTCGCCGAACTGGTAGGGGTTTCTGATAGGCAGATAAGAAGATGCCTAAACTGGCTTAAAACAAATAGATATATAAAGATAGAGCCTAGAGCGGGTACTAGTAATAGGTATTACGTTAGTATGGACACCAATGACCATACTGGTAGGAAGTCGGTGTCCGAAGGGGTCAGGAAGCCCATGACCTATAATACTAAAGAAGATACTAAAGATAATACAAGAGATGAATTATACACAGATCACTTCAAATTATTTTGGAAAGAATATCCCAGAAAGATAGGTAAATATTCTGCGGCTCAGTCATACAAAAAAGCTACAAAGAAAAACAGTCACAAAATGATATTAGAAAGACTTAAGGTTTTTGCAAAGAACAATGCAATGACAGAGGAAAGATTTATACCTCATGCACAAACTTGGCTCAATCAAAAAAGATACCTAGATATTCCAAGTGAAAAGAAGAAAAATACAATGAACAACCTCGCGGGGTGAATAACATGATAAGGAGAAAACATGAAAAAAAATATGTACGATATACTCACAGAGAACCAAATAAAACTGAAACATGATGGGCAAAGAAATCAAAAGATAAAGTGTCCAGAGTGTCAACCGCCGCACAATAAAAACGATAATCCATTAAGCGTCACTTGCGAAGGCGGGAATGCAGTCTGGAATTGTCACCACTGTGGATGGTCAGGTGCAACAAACACAAACAGTAACTTTGTAACAGCGAAAGAAAAAGTCTATGTGATACCTAAGATACCAGAAAACATAGAAACACCATCAACCATGTATAAATGGTTCGCAGAGAGAGGAATAAGCAAAGAAACTGTGCAGAAAAAGGATATCTATATTGAAGATAAGTACTGGATAGCCTTCCCATACAAAGACCAAGAAGGTAAGACAGTAAACATCAAATACCGAACTCAAAGCAAAAAATTCAAGCAATCGCCGAATGCAAAACGGTCACTCTACAATTACGATTTAGCAAAGGACAGCGATACAATCATATTTGTAGAAGGAGAGATGGATTGTCTGGCAATGATTGAATCGGGCTATGATAACTGCGTCACTCTGCCTGATGGAGCGCCGAAGGAATGCAAGCTCAACCCAAAAGATAAAAGATTCATGGCATTAGAGAACTGCCCGCTTAGTGCAAGAAAAGTGATATTATTCACTGACTCAGATTCAGCGGGAGAAGCTCTGCATAAAGAGTTATTGCATAGATTTGGTAGAGAGTTATGTTGGTATGTTGACTACCCATCAGATTGCAAAGATGCAAATGAAGTTTTACTCAAGCATGGGGTCGTAAAGATAAAAGAGATAGTCCAGAATGCTAAACCCTACCCTATTGATGGATTATTCTCTGCCCACCAATACTACGGCTCTGTGCTTGATCTTTATAACGGAAACTATGTCAAGCCGATTGAAGTCGGATTTAGCAACTTAGATGAAATATATAAAATATTAAAGGGAACATTTCATGTGATAACAGGAATACCAAATCACGGAAAGTCCTCATTTTTAGATATGTGTCTTGTCAAGATATCAGAAAATCATAACTGGCGATATGCAGTATTCAGTCCAGAACATAGTACACAGATGCATCTAAGAAGATTGGTACAGCTAAAAGTGCAGAAAGCATTTGATGAAGGATTTGCAAATCGGATGACTAAAGAAGAACTGCAAAAAGGCTTGGAATGGATCAATGAAAGGTTTTATTTTATAGAAACAAAAGACACAACCCCTGATGTGGATTACATAATAGAGAAGGCAAAAGGCGCAGTCTTGAAGTATGGTTGCGATGCTTTAGTTATAGACCCTTATAACGAAGTATCAGCAGTCAGAAAAGGTAACGCTAGAGAAGATGAACATATACGAGACTTCATAAGCAAGCTAAAAAGATTTGCAAGAGTGCATGAGTGTGTCGTGTTCTGTGTAGCGCACCCCACAAAGCTACCTAAGAATACAGATGGAAGTTACATGGCACCTACAGCATATGACATAAGCGGGGCGAGTCACTGGTCAAATCAAAGCGATGCGATACTTACAGTACATAGAGATTTTGATGATAACAGCATACAAGTGATAACAAGAAAGATCAGAGAGCAAGGTTTATACGGAAGCATCGGAGAAGCGAAATTCAAATACAACAACACAAAGAGAATTTTTGAAGAAGCAAGAGAAATAGGAATAACAGAAATGCCACATTGGAGTGACAATGACTATGAAAATATCAGAGAATGACTATGACATTGAGGTTATGAGTGCAGATGCTCTAATACCTTATAAAAACAACCCAAGACAAATAACGCGAGAAGCAATAGACCTCGTGAAAAAATCAATACAACAAAACAAATTCTCATCTGTGATTGTCGCAGATAAGAACCTTGAAATCATAGCGGGTCATACAAGACTGTTGGCGGCAAAAGAACTAGGTATAGATAAAGTGCCTGTGTTCGTTGCGAAAAATCTTGATGAAAAATCAGTCAAGAGATTAAGGCTTTTAGACAACAGACTCACAGAAAATACAGATTGGCATGTTGAAAAGCTCTTGACAGAAATTAATGAAGTAGAGTTTGATGATGATTTTTCTGGTCTTTGGCATGATCTCATGAACACAGACATGAGTGAGTTTGACCTTCCCGAAGAAATGATAGAGCCAGAGGATGAAGCATACGGTGAGCCAATCATACAATATGTCCTTGTGTTTGATAACGAAACACAGCAACAAGATTGGAACCTGTATCTGATATACCTCAAAGAAAAATACCCAGAACTAGAAACACACTCCGCTAGAATAAACGCAGATATCGCAGAAAAAAGGGGATAGTAAGGGTAGGGTCTCTGAGAGATAACGCTTGTATGGCGATTGTGTGACCTCTATTTGAACGACAATTAACATGAAAAAGACTATTCCGAAGAAAGTAAGGCAATTCATAGACAATGATGTCTACACAGAATCACTCAAAAGAATAGAACATATATACAATACATTTGACACGTTGGTCGTTTTGTTCTCTGGCGGAAAAGACAGTCTGGTTACACTTCACCTAGTGAAAGAAGTTTTGAATAAGCATGGTGTCAACCGCGTCAATGTTGTTTTTAGAGATGAAGAAATTATACCAAACACAGTAATTGATTTTGTGAACGAATACAGAAAAAAAGAATGGATTGATATGAACTACTTTGCTGTACCTCTCATGAGCCAAATACACATACTCGGAGAAACTAAAAACTATATACAATGGGATGCAAGCAGACAGCATGTGAGAAAAATACCAGATCACGCTATCAAGTCAGACAAGGTCTACAATCAGTACAAAATGGATGCATACACAGCGAGCTTCTATAAAGGAAAAATAGCTCTTGTGAACGGTATAAGAGCCGCAGAATCAATAACGAGATATGGTGCTTGCATGTCAAAAGTTAATGAAAACTATATCAACAACACAGCGTCAAACATCGGAAGCGTTAGATTATGCAAACCTATATTTGATTGGCAAGAAAATGATGTTTTTAAATACCTTCACGATCATCAAATAAAGTACTGCACGATATACGATAGACAGATGTGGAATCAAGAGCAACTGAGAGTCGCAACACCACTTGTATCAGAAAATGCAAAAAGATTTTATAAACTAAAAACTCTTGATCCAGTTTTATATGAACAAATCCTAGATATATTCCCAAAAGCCAATCTGCAAGACAGATACTGGAATCAAATTGATATGAATATTATAAAAAATAAATATGGAAAGACACTGCATACTGTTCTTGATTATATAAAAGATTACATAAAAGACCCAAAACAAAGAAACAAAGCAATCAAACAATTTAAAAAAGCTGTTGTTATGCACAGAAACGATCCCGATGGTTATCCTATTGATCATGTGCTTACATATTTTAGAACAGGCGCATACAAGAGAAATCTATATGTCAAAGACACATGGAGTAAAAAATGAATGACCCAATAAACAATATACAATGGAAAGACTCAAGAACATTGAAAGCTAATGATTACAACCCTAATGTTGTTTATAAACCTGAACTAAAAAATCTTGAAAAGAATATTCTGGAGTTTGGGTATGTGCAACCTGTGATTGTGACTGATGACAATATGATAATAGACGGATTTCACAGGGTCATGCTGAGCAAACTCAGTGAAAAATTAATAAAAAAATATGAATATAGTTTGCCTTGCGTTGTATTTGAAATACCTCGTGACAAAGCAATGATACTCACAGTGAGAATGAATAGAGCAAAAGGAAGCCACATAGCGGCGCGTATGTCAGAAATGGTGAAAGAACTGATAGACAAGCATGGATGGGAAGTAAAACCCCTAGCAAGAGAACTAGGGGCTACCAAATCAGAGATTGAACTACTACATCAAGATGGTGTATTCCAAATGAGAGATATCAAGAACTACGAATACTCAAAAGCATGGTATCCAACATTGGAAAAGAATCATGTCATCAAAACATCATTCAAAGAATCATAAAGCAAATCAGTGCAAATCTTATTCTGAATATAACCCTCTTCAATAGTGCGAAAATAAAAATCAGAAGGCGGGTAGTACTCTGACCTATTCATTTTATAAAACATGACGGTCTCAACTTTCTCAATCCCATTGACTTTTAATTTAACTTCAAAGTATTCTTTTCTGTATAGGTGAGGAAAACCCTCAAAGTAATCTAAACTTCTTTCGCAGTCATCAGTGATATCCCATAAAACACCATGCACCATTTTGTTCGGAGATAACTCTATATCAGCTACACTCTTGAATACTAACTTCCAGTTAGGTAAAGCGATAGCGCCTATGAGATTAGCATCAGGACATCGCATATCCATGCTCTCAATATTTGTGTTTGCGCCGTAAGCAAAATATAACATTTCAATTCACCTCTCTTATCAATTTGTAAAAAATCATTTCATCTATAAAGCTCACCTCATCAGTGAACTCAAACAAGAACCCATATTGCTCATGAATTCTAACTGCACATTGTTTGCACCAATCAAGAGTGTCTTCTGCGTAAATGTTAGCCCAACTAATGCGGAATAACTCGTTCGCTAAATCTTTCTTTGTGGAGCTAATGTATGTGTTACCTCTATCATCTATAAATCTCATGACTGCCCCCTTAAGCGCTTAATGATTGACGAGCCGATGAGGGCTTCCTTGCCCACATCTCTTTCGCCTCTGACTTGCTGTGAATTTTTGTATTCAAATCCATGAATCTCTTTTTGTAAAACTTCTTAACATCTTTTGTTATTACACCCTTTTTTGCGAAAGCATCAAGCATGTGCTTCGTTGTGTAAGTGCGAGTGGTGTCCTGTGGGTAGATAGTTGAACCTTTGAAAGTGAAAGCGGCTTCAACCATTCCTTGAGATAACCTGACCCAGTTTTCAATTTTATCGCAATCTAAAGTACCGCTGTGAGCGCGATTCTCAAATGAGCCATGTGCATAGTAGTTTTGAAAGTTCCACTTACCTCTTGAACTGAAAGAGCCAGAGCGTAATAAAGCGTTTTTACTCGCCGCGTTCAGAGTATCGTGAATTTCGTAAAGGCTCTCTTCCCAACTAAAAGCATCTGCACAATATCTGTTATTATCACCTCTTCTGCTTTGTGGTAAAAGGTCACCGATTGCATGTTCGTATTTAGAAAAGAACTTCATAAGTTTTCTGAGATTGTTTTCTGAAGCACGAATAACATCAATGTGAACATGTAAACCGCAACTGCGATTAACCTTTCCAAATGTCTCAATAACTCTAATAACGCTCTTCAATTTAACCATGTCATCTTCACCGTGAAGGATTGGTGTTACTAGCTCCATGCCGTAAGGATATTCACTTGACTCCATGACTGAACCGTCATGCTTCATTCTCCATTTAGTAGCGTCTTTATTTGAATAAGAAGCAAGCTCAACATCTATGCCTGTAGCATTCATTATCTCTCGCACCATTTGACTGCGGTCAATTTTAGAAATGAACTCAACCTCTACACCGTATCTTCTAGCATCATTTAAATTCAAACTCATTTTACTCTCCCGTTTTTTTATCAATTAATGTGAATCAAACTATGTGTATATTTTAACAAACATTAGTTAATAGTAAACATTTGGGCTTAAGATATCTGTAAGTTACTGTTTTGTAAGGGTATTTTATTTATGGATTTCAATAAAAAAGATTGTACTTGCGCTACACATAAAAACAAGTTTGCAATAACACACTATCTGTAGTATTCTATCCGTGTCTTAAATAAAATGAGGTACATAAAATGAGCAAGACAAACAGAAATCACAGCAACATCTTTGCTGAAGGTACAAGGCAACTGAATGAAATTTGGAATAGGGTGCAATCATCAAGACCTAAAACAATCAAGGTCAAGCCATACAACATTGACTTAGACCCCGCATTTTTGAGTTTATGGTATACAGACCAAGAAGTGCATGAGATTATTTCCAAAGGCTCAGTAGAGGAATGGGAAAAATCAAAGGAGAATACATAATGAACTATTACGAAAAAGTGTTCGCCGAAATGAAAAAGAAATATAGCCTTGATGAAAGTATACCAGTACTTGATTTAGCATTTTTTCTTAGCGAAAAAGATTGGCAAAAACTCAGACAGGCAATGAAGTATCCGAATGGGATACTGAGAGAGGTGCAATCATGAATGCAGATGAAGCACTACAACTTATAGTCAGGAATAACATAAAAACGCTTGACGATTTTTATACAAAAATAGATTTGAGAAGCGGTCTGGCGCAACCACAAAAGATAAATAAATCTCAATATATAGAATATAAAAATGCGGTCAAGGCATACAATCAACTGACAGATATGAACCAACGGATACTCAATACCCTTTATGCAGATAGAAAACAAACATGGGTCAAAAGGCTTCATCTCAATGTCATAGATCAGGGAACTTGTACTACAGATGAATACTCATCAGATTGGTACGAGTGCAACATAGTGGAGCGCAGAGAATGAATAACATAATACTGCAACAACTCATACACGGCTATCAAAGTGATGAATGGTTGAATGGTCTAGCTTATCCCGCGCATTGGAATCAAAAAAAAGGATTCCTACCTTTAGAGCAACAGCGCAAATACTTCAAAGATGTGAGTAAAGAAATACAGCAAGCTATGAAGTTTTACATAGATGCGAGAGATACAAAGAATGACCTATCACCAGTAGAGATGGAAAAGGTGGTTGAAGATATGAAAATATACCTACCTTATAAATCTTGTCTGATTCAATTTGAAACCAATGAATGCATCTATCATGTACTAGTCGGTAATGATGAAGAAAAGACAGCAGACACAGAGCAAGATATTATTACTGCGCTCATGTTCTATTATCAAAAATCTGACAATCATTGGGGGCATGACTTTTGCAGTTACGGATATACTTATCATCATAAAGAAGAAATGAGTCCATACTTAAATAGGCTTGTAAGCAAGGAAGACTACACATTCTGGTTAAAGAACTTCCCTGACGGTTGTATTATCACAGACCCTGATAGTAATGATGCTTATACGAATCCTAGTTTGAATCAATGGACATCGCATATATCAATGGTGATTGTGCAACTCAATGTTTTGCTTACATATCCAGAGATAGCAGATACCAAAGATGTACTAGGCAGACCAAACAATACACTTGGACACACACAGCTTAAAAACATCAAAGACTCTACACTGAGAACTAGACCCAAGTATCAACACAAAACATTGAAGCTGAATATGTATGGAGAGCCATCTGGCGGTGAATCAAAAGCTAAACGGTCAGAGGGTACAGCATTCCACAGTGTAAGGAAGCACATACGCAAACTAGCAAGCGGTAAGAAAACATTTGTGAAAGCACACTTCAGAGGTAGCAAGGACATAGGTGTAATCACAAAAGACTATGAGGTAAAAGCGGATTGAAACTGTTATAATAGAATAAATTCCAGAGGGAAATATGAAGATACAAAACATACCAATAGATAAAATAATACCTTACACACAGAACCCAAGAAAAAACGATGATGCTGTCAACATCGTAAAAAAATCATTAAAAGAATTTGGATTCCAACAACCCCTAGTATTAGATAAAAGTCATGAGATTGTTGTTGGTCATACAAGATACAGCGCCGCCAAGAAATTGGGTCTTTCTGAGATACCATGTATCGTTGCCGATTATCTGACAGAGGATCAGATAAAAGCATATAGAATAATGGATAACAAGTCAGCAGAGTACTCTAAATGGAATACAGACTTATTGACAAAAGAAATCATTGATCTGCTTGAAAGTGACTACGATATAAGCCTAACAGGTTTTACACAAAACGAACTCAAAGACATGGACATCAATATTGACCTTGATGATTTAGCATCACAGGGATTGAGTGATGAAGATGATATACCAGAGATCAATCAAGAATATATAAGCAAACTCGGAGATGTCTGGATCATGGGTGAACATAGGCTAATGTGCGGTGACTCAACAGACAAGAAAACAGTAGAAACTCTCATGAACGGAAAAAGAGCAGACATGGTGTTCACAGACCCTCCATACAATGTCGCGGTTGAGCAATCAGCGGGTACAATTATGAACGATGATATGAGTGCCGAAGATTTCAAAGAATTTCTGCATGAAACATATAAAAGATATTATGAAAACATGAAACTTGGCGCAGTTATATATGTGGCTCATTCTGAAGCAGAAAGAGCGAGTTTCACAAAAGAATTCACGGATGCGGGATTCAAGCTCGCGCAGAACTTGATATGGAACAAACAACACGCAGTTATAAGCAGACAAGACTATAACTGGAAACATGAACCAATACTCTATGGTTGGAAAGAAGGTGCGGGTCATTATTACTGTCAAGACTTCACTCAAACAACAGTCATTGAAAACAAGCCTGACTACAATCGTATGGAAAAAAATGAACTGATAGAAGTTATAAAAAAAATGACAGAGAACTTCACGGCAACAGTCATAGACTTTGATAAGCCAAACAAAAGCGAACTGCACCCTACAATGAAGCCAGTAGGTTTAGTGCAAAGACTGATACAAAACTCATCTAAACAAGATTGGCTAGTCCTTGACTTATTCGGCGGTGCGGGAAGCACGCTCATAGCAAGTGTCAAAGCCAAAAGAAAATGTTACATGATGGAACTAGACCCAAGATTTTCAGATGTGATTGTTAAGAGGTGGCAGAAATATACTGGTAAAGAAGCGGTACATGAAAGCACGAATAAAAAATTTAATGATTTCAAAATAGATTAAACTTTGTTATAACAACATCTTGTATACAAAAAATTACACAAAATGGCTAACGAACAACACAAATACTCCAAGATAACATCTGAAATCAAAGGGAAACTGAGAGTGGCGTATGTGCAAGGTGAAGCAGACTCTCAAGGGTTTAGAAGGACATCAACCATAGAAGAACTCTCAGACCAGTACAATCTTTCAAAAAATACACTGTATAAGCTAGCACAAAGAGAAAAATGGAAGGTTGAGCGTGAGCAATTTCAAAAAAACTACGAAGAAAAACTTGATGCTCAAAGAGTAAAAGACTTTGCAATAGAATCAAAAAAGTTTGATACAGCTTCAATCAACATAGCAAAAGCACTACTAGCAAGAGTAGGTCAAGTGATAAGAAACAGTCAGAACTCAAGCATGGAAGAATTTACACCGAATCAACTAGATGCACTAGCGGGCGCGGCGATCAAAACACAAAAATTTGCCAGATTGGCTATGGGCGAGAACACGGACAACATAAACCTCAATGCAAACATCCAACAAACAGATGCCTTCCGAAGTGCTATGGAATTGCTTGACGAACTTGCAGAGCAACGCAGAAAAGTCAACGATACAGCTGTACACTGAATGGCTAAAGACAGCTAGACCAAAACAACTTGCCCCTCTAGGTGATTATTTTATCTGGCTCATACTTGCGGGTCGTGGTTGGGGTAAGACTCGCACAGGCGCACAGGATATCGCTCTCTATGCACTTAGGAATCCAAACACAATATGTGCAGTAGTAGCTCCAACATTTGGTGATTTAAGGCGTGTATGCTTTCAAGGTAACAGCGGTTTACTATCAATTATACCAGTGGAGTGCTGTGATCTAGATTTTGCAACCAATGGATACTCAGCAAGTATATGTGAGATGCGCCTTGCTAACGGTTCAAAAATTGTAGGGTACGCCGCAATAAATCCTGAGAGATTAAGAGGTAGTCAGTTCCATAGAGCATGGTGCGATGAATTATGTTCATGGCAGTACCCCGATTCCTTTGATCAACTCATGTTCGGTCTGAGGTTAGGTGAAGCGCCAAAGTGTATTATTACAACAACACCCAAACCAACAAAACTTCTCAAAGATTTAGTGGAAAGAGATGATGTCACCGTGACGAAAGGTAACACATTTGAAAACGAAGCTAATCTAGCTGAGTCAGCATTGGAGATGATGCGGTCAAGATACGAAGGAACAGCGCTTGGTAGGCAAGAACTATACGCGGAAATACTTGACGATATAGAAGGCGCTCTATGGACACACTCAATGATTGAGCAAACAAGACTTCCAAGCGAAACGGAAAGAGAGCTCACGCAGATAATAGTGGCGATTGACCCCGCAGTCACAGCTAATGAAAACTCAGATGAAACAGGCATCGTGGTCGTTGGCAAAGATGCTAATAATGAGTATTATGTATTAGAAGATTTATCGGGCAAGCATTCTGCAGACAATTGGGGTAAGATAGCTATAAGAGCCTACTATGAATGGGAAGCTGACAGGATTGTAGCTGAAGTAAATAATGGTGGTGATCTAGTGGAAAAACTGATAAGAAGTATAGACATGAATGTTCCATATAGATCAGTAAGAGCGTCAAGAGGTAAAATGGTTAGAGCAGAACCTGTTGCCGCCTTATATGAGCAACGGCGTGTCCATCACATTGGTGTTTTTGAAGAACTTGAAACACAGATGTCAACTTATACAGGACAAAACAAACCAAGTCCTGATAGGTTAGATGCCTTAGTCTGGGGATTGTCAGAACTAAGTAAATCACGCGGCATCGTAAACTGGAGAATAAGCTGATGGCATTGTTGGACAATATAAAAAATGTATTCACTATAAGAGGAAACGAGTACAAAAGAGCAAGTAACATGGTCGGATATTTTGGTGTTGGTGCAAGCGAAAGTAAACAATACAAGTATCAAGACCTAGCAAAAGAAGGATACCTAAAGAACGCAATAGTATATAGATGCGTTAATGAGATATCTAAAGGTGCGGGTGCTGTAGAATATTGCATTAAAAGCGGTGACACTATGATTGAGAATCACCCTCTACTATCCCTAATAGATAGACCTAACCCATTACAATCAAACACAGAATTCTTTCAAGCCTTGTTTGGTTATTTATTGCTAAGTGGAAATGCTTATGTATTAAA